AAAAGTTCTTATGAAAAAATTCCCATATGAACTGTATAAAATTAGTTGGGAAGATATATGCAGCGATTCTGGATGGGCCACAAATCTAGAATTTGACAGAATGGATGTAAGTCATTGTATTTCAATTGGTTTTATTTACAAAAAGAATAAAGATTATGTTTGGATCTTCTCAAGCTATGAGATAGACAGCTTGGGCGAAATTACATACGGAGATCGTACTGTAATTCCCGCAAATAACATCAAAACAATGGAGAAAATCAATGGCTAAAAAACCTAAAAATGAAAGTATCCAAGATATCCTAGATAGAATTCAAGAGGATATTGATTCAATAAGAGACAAGGCGGATGAGTTAGAAAATCACGATTGTGATTCTGACTCTGATTGGTCTGATGAAGACGAAGACGAAGATTCTGAATAGTTAACTAGAATCTTTTCTTTATTTGAAGGTTGTTGAGGTTTACCCATACGAATATCTAATTGCTTTTGTTTCACGTCAGCTTTGATATCATCAACTTCAACTCCTTCAAGTATTGGTGCATATTGATCTAATACTTCTGCTAATCTCTTATCTAATTCCTCTTCAGATAAATCCTCTAACTTACCGGTCCTAATAATTTTTTGTTCTACGTAAAGTCCAGCTGCTTTACCTCTAGCTACTTCTGCATTGACTGCAGCACTCCAGGCTTTTGACTCTCTTGCATTATCTCTCAACTTGGCAAGTTCTGAAATATGTCTTTCAAAAGTAACATCATATTTCTTTTGATATTCAGATCTTAACTGTCCAATGTATTGAACAACTAAAGGATATTTTTTTGGATTTTGTAGTTCTGATGCAGTGATGACAGCTCTATCTTTTGAATAGCCAGCCTCAATAGCGCATTCAGTTCCAGTCTTTCTTCCTTCGTTTGTGACTAGTTCAAATGCAAACTTCATTTGCATTTCTGTCAATTTTTTTGGTAATCCCATAGTAATACTTGACTTGACGTAACATTTAGTTTATAGGTTGTCAAGGGAGTTGGCTTACGAAAGAGTTCTCCACACTCTGGATACTGGGCTCCCACTAAATTATGATAAACGGTCAAACACTAGCTTCAGTTTTAGATAAACTAATCACAAAGTCAGAGGTTGCAAAGAATGCAAGGATACAAGTTCAAATGCCTAATGGTGATTTACATGACATTACAGAAATAAAATTAATGGAAAATATGTTGATTGGTCCATTTGAAACTCACAGATTAGTGTTAATCACTGAACCACAGAAGCACAAAATGTCTAAAGTAATACGTTCATCTCAAGTGGTTTAATTACGTTAAATTTTATATGAAACCAGAGTCAAAATTTTGGCTTGAAGTTAAAAAGAATATTAAAGAAATTTCCTTTACAAGGCTTGAATCTTGGGCCTCTGCTGGTGTTCCAGATCTATTGTGCTGCAATAAAAATGGAAAGTTTTTCACAGTTGAATTGAAAGTAACTTCCAGTCAAGGAATAAGATTCTCTCCACATCAAATTGCATTTCACGTGAAGCATCCACACAATACTTTTATCTTAAAAAAGGCCCTCGGTCCTTTGTCCATAAAACTTTATACAGGTTCCGATATCCTCAAACTTGCGGGCCGTGAAGCTTGCACCCCTGTCGCCGAATCATGGGCCAAGGTCCAGGAAGTCTTTGTCAATGTGACATAGTGTCGCAGTGTGATATTTTTGTCACACGAAACACTTGTGGGCGGGTCCCACCCAGTGTGCCTTGCTCCCTGGCTCTTGGCACACGAAACACTTGTGGGCGGGTCCCACCCGGAGTTAAAAAAATTACACTTGCTTGCGCCTTGTTGCCTGCTGCCTGCTGCCTGCTTGCGCCTTTTAATTTTTAGTTTTTATTTTAGGGAAATTCAGGGCCCGATGAACACGGGCCCTGTTACAACGTTAGGAAGCTTTTGCAAATTTATCTTTAAGGTCGATTCTGCCTTCAACTAGCAGAAGGTATTCACCCCCGCTGCTGCCGTGGGGCTCTCTCCATACTTCGAAGAAATCCCCATCCTTCTCCCGTCTTAAACGGGTTACTATCTTACCCTGCCAGCTTTGGGCCTCAACTCTCAGTGAGTGATGCGCTCTAGCTGTAGGCTGAGTCTTTCTTGCAGACTCAGATATCCTTCCATAAAAGTGACTCATATTCTTACCTCCTTTATTTCTTTTAGTTTTTTACTTCCACAATCAATGCATTCACCATTACCTTCGCAGGTGTACTCTCCACACTCCTCGCATTCTAGATAACATTCCTTGATTGTTTCAATTTCACACTCAATGCACTTGTAACCTTCTTCATCTTCTAGCCAAGCAGGTATTCTATTTACAAATAACCCAGTGCCAAATGAAGTGTCCCTTCTGCACCATAAGCATGTATTAGTCATTTTACATTACCTATTAAGTTGTATAGATTTTGAAATTCTTCTTTTGCATCTACTTCCGAAAAACTCCAATCTATATTAGTGTTAACAAGCAGCATCGCTTTAAGCTTAATCAATTGAAGCTTAAGCTTGCGATTCTGTCTAGTTAACTTTGTTATTGTTTTTTTCATACTTTTTTCTCTTTCGTTATTGATTCAATTATATCCTACAATCTCCCATCTTGTCAAATCTAATCTTGAGCCCTGCTGCCTGAACCCTGATGCAGGGCACATGCAACCTGAGGTTATGTCAATGCGACATAATGTCGCAGGTACACTAAACACTTGTGGGCGGGTCCCACCCGTAAAAAAAAGAAAAAAATTAGAGCTTGCTTGCTTGCGCCTTATTATTTTTAGTTTTTAATTGGAGTTGTGGCGCCCGTTGTTCGGGCGCCGTTGTGAATTATACTTCGTTAACTTCTTCAATCACGGGCGGGAAAAAATACTCCTGCTCCGTGTGTTCATCGGGCCGCTCCCAGTCCTTCGTGTTAGCCAAAGCAATTTCCTTGGCTTCCTCTGGACTGTCAGCCTCTACTTCATAGAACATATAGTCTCTATAGTAGGCTACGATGGAGTAGGTTTTTTTAGTCATCTGCATTCTCCTTCGGGTCAAATTTTATAATTACATGCATTCCATCTTCATGCTCTGCAGTAACTTCAAATTCAACACCAGACTTTTCTAGTGCTTTCAGCACTTCGTCCATAGTCATGTGTTTTCCTTTCGTTGTAGAAGACTGACAGTGGCAAACGACCCAGACCGTCAGTCTCCCCATTTGTTACGGTAGTCACCCGTCTCACCAGAAACGATCTGTACAATCTCTCTCCTTTCGGATTCATCTGGCTGCAATTAAAACTATATCCTATGTTATCCCATAACACAATGCGACATAGTGTCGCAGGCCCACTAAACACTTGTGGGCGGGTCCCACCCACAAAAAACACTAAACACTTGAGGGCGGGTCCCACCCGGGGAAAAAAAATAAAAATAATTAACTTTAGAGCTTGACAACATAGGACAATGTAGGATATAATAATCGCATAACAACAACGAAAGGATAAAACATGAGACCAATAAGAAAACAAGAACTTGATTATTTAGATCGACTTATCAATAACAAGTTCCAAGAAAAGCAAAGCGCAATACGATCACAGTGCGAACTAGAAGTTGAAAAGCAATTAGAAAAGGACTTTACAAAGTTTTTATCTACTTTGAAACTTGAAAAGCTTTTAAAAGAAGCTGAACAAGCTGAAAAGGACTTTGAAGACTTTAAACGTAATAAAGACAATAAAGAACAAGAACTGTCATCTATAGCGTTTAAAAAAAGAACTGCTTTGTCAGAAAAAATTAATCAGTGGTCTAATATTAGAGACTGGTCAATAACTAGTAGACATGACAACGTAGACGAAGCTATGAGTAATTTAAAAAAAGCTTGTAGACAAGAACTTGAAGAGAAATATAAAAACTCTGAAAAGGGCAAGTTCTTTAAATATCTTCAAAATGGAATTGAAGACGCTAGAAATACGTTATACTCTGGCTTGTCTATTGATGACGTTTGGAAAAACTTGGAAAGCATATTCAATAAAGCACAAATTGAAGTACGTGTGCCAAAGTCCTTTGCACAAATTGCTAAATAATTCTTTTCGTTAAGAATAAACAACGCCCGGAGTTCCGGGCGTTGTTGTTAAGATTACTCTGATATTACTTCTAAATCGTCGAGTGAGTTGTCAGTGCCAGTCATGTAGTTTGCTTTGAACTCACACTCCTGGACTGGTGTTCCTGTTTCTTGAGACAAGGAACAGGAAACAGTTTCAGTTAAATTAATATCTAGTTCCATATTAATTTTTAGTTTTTGTTGAGTACTCAACGTCTCTCTCAACACTTTTAACTTGTATTCTAATAAATTTTGCTCTTGATAAGTTAGAGCAATTTATAGTTAGTCCTTTATATTTATTTAGTAAGTCTCTAATTTGTGTTGGTGTAAGTTTTTCACAACCAGCAAAAAGAGGATAACTTACTTTTTCTATAAACATTATTCTAAATATTAACTCATCTATTGTTGAATTGTTTATAGTGCTTATATGCGTTGCCATTAATACAAAGCCAACTGAATCACACTCATTGTGATTAAAGTCCTTTGAGTTAAAGCTTTCGCACTTATCTCTATATACAAGCAGTGCCATGTTATTACCTTTCTCTTTCGTTAAATTAAATACAGATTATCAAATGAAATAAATCTTGCTACAACTATTTGCATTCGGTTTGTGCGTTGCATTTATATCACTACTATTACTTGGGGCTGCGACACTTTGTCGCACTAAACACATGTGGGCGGGTCCCACCCGAAGAAGAAAGGAAGAGGTCCCAATGGGTTGGCAAATACCTTTTAAGCAAGGTGGGGGGAGGGGGTAAAACAAAAAAAGGGGTCCCAGACATTACCCTTTAGTGCTGGATTTATACACCCGGGTGGGGTATAAACTTTTTAAGGTACCATAATTAACATTATGCTTGATATAGAAAAAATAAAAAATTTAAATAAGATAGCTGACCCTAAAGTAAGAAAGGAAACAAAATTAAATGTTTTGTATCGTATAGAAAAGGCTAGAAAAAATAATATAAAAAATAATTTTTTAGAATTTGTAAAATATATTTGGCCAGATTTTATTGAAGGCTTTCATCATAAAGAAATTGCAGATAAGTTTAATAGATTACAAACTGGTGAATTAAAAAGATTAATTATTAATATGCCACCAAGGCATACGAAATCAGAATTTGCTTCTTACTTTTTACCCGCTTGGATGATTGGAAATAATCCTAAATTAAAAATTATTCAAGCAACCCACACTGCAGAGCTTGCAGTACGTTTCGGTCGTAAAACTAAAAACTTGATTGATTCATCTGAATACAGAGAAATATTTAATACAAGATTACAAGAAGATTCAAAAGCCGCGGGCCGTTGGGAAACGGATCAAGGTGGTGAATACTTTGCTGTCGGTGTCCAGGGTGCGGTGACCGGTAGGGGTGCTGATTTATTAATCATCGATGATCCACATTCAGAGCAAGATGTAAATTCAGCCACAGCTTTTGATAAAGCATATGAGTGGTATACTTCAGGACCACGTCAACGTTTGCAGCCAGGTGGACGTATTGTTTTAGTTATGACTAGATGGTCAACAAAAGATTTAACAGCACAACTCATCAAGGCTCAAGCAGCAGAAGAAAAAGCAGATCAATGGGAAGTTGTAGAATTTCCAGCCATTATGCCAAGTGGTAAACCTTGCTGGCCAGAATATTGGAAGTTAGAAGATTTACTTGCAGTTAAAGCATCCGCTGGTATTTCAAAATGGAATGCTCAATACATGCAAGATCCAACTGCAGAAGAAGGAGCAATCATTAAACGTGAGTGGTGGAGAGATTGGACTGAAGATTATATTCCACCTTTAGAACATGTCATTCAATCTTATGATACAGCATTCATGAAAAAAGAAACTGCGGATTATTCAGCAATTACAACATGGGGCGTGTTTCATTTAAATGAGGACTCGGGCCCACAATTAATTTTACTGGATGCTAGAAAAGAACGTTTAGAGTTTCCTGAATTAAGGCGCATGGCCCACGAACAATATATGTATTGGCAACCTGAAACAGTTCTTGTTGAGGCAAAAGCATCAGGACTTCCATTAACTTATGAACTTCGTAATATGGGTATACCCGTTATAAATTTTTCACCATCTAAAGGTAATGATAAACATGCACGAGTGAATGCTGTTGCACCTTTATTTGAATCTGGAATGATATGGGCTCCTAAATCTAAACAGTTTGCACAAGAGGTTATTGAGGAATGTGCAGCATTTCCTTATGGAGATCATGATGATTTAGTAGATTCTATGACACAAGCGGTTATGCGATTTAGACAAGGGGGATTGATTTCTCACCCAGAAGACTATAGAGATGAAGAACTTCCAAAAACTGAGAGAAGTTATTATTAATATGATTGAGAAAAAAATTAGTTACAGCATTAATATAGAAAAACCTAGTAAAACAAAACCTGTTGAACAAGGTGGTGTTTTAAATTATTTAGGAAAACAAAAAACAGTTAATGCTCCTATTCATTGGAGATCATCTCCTAAACATCCAATAGCACATCTTTCATATATTACAAAAGATGAAGAAAAAATTTTAATAGATTTAAATTTATATGGTTCATTAAAAGGTAAACCTAACAAAGGTCCATTTGGACTTCCATCATTACAAGGATCAGGTGGTGGCGCTGGCGGTGGAGATGGCGGTGACGGTGGAGGTGGTGGAGGAGATTCATCAGGAGATTCTGATTCAGGAACAGGACAAGATGGTGCACAAAGCGGAGACAATTCAGATGGTAATAATGCAGATGGAACAGACGGTGGACCAGGTACAGATGGAATGGGAGGACCAGGAGGTTTTGGTGGAGATGCTGCTCCAGGAGCAGAAGGTGGATTTGGTATAGGTCCTGATGCAGCAGCAGAGGCAGCACAAAGTGTAACAGCGGACGATGTATCTGCACAAGCACAAGCTGATCAAGAAAATGCAGCAACAGCAGAAGCAGCTAACTCTCAAGGAATCGCAAGTACTTTGGGAAACATGGCAAGAGCAGCATTTAATGCATATGCAACTTTTTCACCAACAGGTATTGCAATGAATGCAATTAGTAATGCAATTAGTAATGCACAAAGAGGAGTGACAGCTCCAAATGATTTTTCACAAGCAACAGAATCTGTTCAAAGTGGACCAGCACAAAGTCCATCAGGTGGAGATGGAGGTATATCAAATCTTGTTCCAGAGAAATATCAGTTATATTATGAAACAACTCCACAAAATTTAGATGAATTTACAAGGAGAATAAGACTTAATCTAGGTCTTCCTATTTAAATGAAAAAATTAACAAGAACAATACCACCTTTAAGAGGACCCAATCCACAAGGGTTGAATGTTCCAAATAAAAAGGTTATAGTAATAAATTCAGGAAAATTAAATGGCAACTATAGACAAAGCACTTCCAAACGAAGTTAGAAAAACTATTGAGATTGAGGGGCCAGAAGCTTCAATAGAACAAACTATCGAAACTCAAGAACAGATTCCTTCTCAAGGAGATACTGAAATTACACCTACAGAAGATGGTGGTGTTGAAATTAATTTTGAACCAGCAGCTTTTAATCAAGAACAAACTCCAGATCATTTTGCAAATTTAGCAGAACTATTACCAGAAGAAGTTTTAATGCCATTAGGTTCAGAACTTTTTCAAAACTATGAAGAATACAGATCTTCACGTCAAGATTGGGAAACTGCTTACACAGATGGTTTAGATTTACTTGGATTTAAATATGAAAGAAGAACAGAACCATTTAGAGGAGCTAGTGGTGCAACGCATCCAGTTCTTGCAGAAGCTGTAACTCAATTTCAAGCTTTAGCTTACAAAGAATTATTACCGGCAGATGGACCTGTACGAACTCAAGTTATAGGTTTGAATGATAGACAAAAAGAAGATCAAGCAAACAGAGTTAAAGATTTTATGAATTATCAAATCATGGATGTCATGAAAGAATATGAACCTGAATTTGATCAGATGTTATTTTATTTACCATTATCAGGATCTACATTTAAAAAAGTTTATTATGATTCTTTACTTGGAAGAGCAGTTTCAAAATTTGTACCTGCCGATGATTTAATTGTTCCGTATTCTGCAACATCATTAGATGATGCTGATGCAATAATGCATGTTATTAAAACAACTGAAAACGATTTAAGAAAACAACAAGTCAATGGTTTCTATAGAGATATAGAATTATCTCCTGCAATGGATAATGTAGATAATCAATTAAAAGCCAAAGAGAGAGAACTAGAAGGAATTAGAAAAGAAAAAAATAATGACATATTTACTTTAATAGAATGTCATGTAAATTTAGACATCGAGGGCTTTGAAGATCGTGATCCCAACGGGGAAATAACTGGAATTAAACTTCCTTATATTGTGACGATAGAAGAAGGCTCTCGTGAAATTTTATCTATTCGTAGAAACTATAATATTGGAGATCCTAAAAAGGAAAAAATTCAATATTTTGTTCACTTTAAATTTTTACCAGGTTTAGGATTTTATGGTTTTGGATTAATCCATATGATTGGTGGATTATCTAGAACTGCAACATCAGCTTTAAGACAACTATTAGATGCTGGAACATTATCTAATTTACCATCAGGATTTAAACAAAGAGGTATTCGTGTCAGAGATGATGCACAACCAATTCAGCCTGGGGAGTTTAGAGATGTAGATGCGCCTGGAGGAAACTTAAGAGATGCATTTATGCCTTTACCATTTAAAGAACCGTCACAAACTTTATTACAATTAATGGGGGTCGTGGTTCAAGCAGGTCAGCGTTTTGCTTCAATCGCTGACATACAAATAGGGGATGGGAATCAGCAAGCAGCAGTGGGCACGACCGTGGCTTTGCTGGAAAGAGGCAGCAGAACAATGTCTGCAATTCACAAACGATTGTATGCTTCAATGAAACAAGAATTTAAATTATTATCTAGAGTGTTTGCACTCTACTTACCTCCAGAATATCCTTATGATGTTGTAGGTGGACAAAGAACTATTAAACAAACTGACTTTGATGATAGAGTAGATATCGTTCCAGTTGCAGATCCAAATATATTTTCACAAACTCAAAGAATTAGTTTAGCACAAACTCAATTACAACTTGCTCAATCTAATCCACAAATTCATAATTTATATGAAGCATACAGAAAAATGTATGAAGCTTTAGGAGTAAGAGATATTGATAAAATTTTAAACGTACCTCAACCACCAATGCCAAAAGATCCTGCATTAGAACATATTGATTCTTTATCAGGACAACCTTTTCAAGCATTTAGAGGACAGGATCATAGAGCTCATATCACTGCACATTTAAATTTCATGTCTACAAACATGGCAAGAAATAATCCAGTCATCATGGGTGCGCTAGAAAAAAATATTTTTGAACATATTTCTTTGATGGCTTTAGAACAAGTTGAAATAGAATTCACAACTCAACTGCAACAACTTCAACAATTGTCTCAAGATCCAATGACTGCACAAAATCCACAAGTGCAAATGCAAGTTCAACAACTGCAAATGCAAATTGAATCTAGAAAAGCAATATTAATTGCTGAAATGATGGATGAATTTATGAAGGAAGAACAAAGAATTACATCACAATTTGATAATGATCCTATTGCTAAATTAAAATCACGTGAATTAGATCTTCAGGCTCAAGAAAATGCTAGAAAAGCTAAAGAAGGACAAGAGAAAATCAACCTTGACAAGATGAGAGCCATGATGAATCAGATGAATACACAAGAAAAACTACAACAAAATGAAGATTTAGCTGAATTAAGGGCTGCAACTTCAATTGCAAAACAGCAATTTTCTGATATGAACAAGAAAATACAATAATTATTGTATAAAATTATAAAAGGAGTATATTATAGCTATGAAAATGGATTCAAAACAAAAAAAGATTGGTAAAGTAATGAGACAGTTCAAAAAAGGTGAACTTAACATTGGTCAATCAAAAGAAAAAGTAAAAAACCCTAAACAAGCAATCGCAATTGCTTTGTCTGAAGCAGGAATGTCTAGAAAAAAAATGGCAATTGGTGGTTCAGTAACAAATAATTTGTCATCAGAAAGATCTACATATGGAAATCAAGTAGATTTTGCACAATTTACAAATCCAGATGGAACTTTAAAAGGTGGAATTGATGTAGAAGTTTCTAATCCACAAGAAACACAAGTGGAACCAGTAGGTGGACAAAGAAGAATGCTTCCGGAGAAAAAAAGATCAGCGAAGTGGTACTAAACCATGATTCAAATGTTAGGAGCTGTTGCACCTCTTGCAAAGATCCTATTTAATACAATTGATAAAGCTGTTCCTGACAAAGATCTTCAAGAAAAATTAAAAGCACAATTACAAACTCAATTATTACAGTCTAATACACAAGAATTACAAGCTGCAGCTAAAATTATTGAAGCTGAAGCAAAAGCTGGTTGGTTTGCTAGCTCATGGAGACCTCTTTTGATGTATGTTTTAATATTTATCTTGGTCTGGAATTATGTTATAGGACCAGTTATAAAAGTATTCACAGGAGCGGTTATCTCCTTTGAATTACCTGGCGACGTTTGGACATTATTAAATGTTGGACTCGGAGGTTATGTGATAGGTCGTTCAGCAGAGTCGGTTGCAAGAACGATGGCTAACAGACCGACAAACAACAACCATGAAAATGGATAGGAGATAAAATGAGAAATGATTATAAAATAAGACCAAGAGCTACTATGATGAAGGGTGGAAAAGCAAAGAGTAAAAAAAGTTTTCCAGATTTAAACAAAGATGGAAAAACAACTTACGCTGATGTTATTACTGCTCGAATGTCAAAAGCTAAAAAAGGCAAAATGATGAAGGGTAAAAGATAATGGCTGGTCTTGGAAAACAAATGAAGGGTAATGGTATTGCCAGAGTACAACTATCAAAAGGTAGTTACCCTGAAGATATGTCTGAAAAACATGAAGGCATGGAATCTAAAGCTGAAGAAGCTAAAGAATATGCTATGGAAGAAAAAGGATACGAAGAAACCAAATCTGGTAAAATGGTAAAGAAGAAAAAAAAGAAGAAAAAATAATTTATGCCTAAAGAAAAAAATCCTTTTGCAAAACTGTCTAAAGCAGATTTAACAGGAGAAGAAAAAACAGAAAAATTTAAAGAGTTAGCTAGAGCTCTTAGAGATAAAACTTCAGATGAACCTAGAAGTAATGTTGGTCAGTATGATGAATCTAAATATAATCCAACAAGAAAAAGGTTTATTGAAATGGCTAGGAGAAGAGGATTGACAAGTGCAGCAGATATGGAAAAAGCAGAAGGTATTAAAAAAGCTGCTAGAAAAGCTGCATATGCAGCTAAAAAAGGTTTAACGACAGGTTTAAAAGCAGTGCCAGGTATTGGAACTGCTATGGCAATTTTAGAACCAACTGAAGTAGGCGCTGCAGAAAGAATGTCTGATGAATTAAAATCAGGATTAAGTCAAATGGAAGAATACGGAGAAAAAGAAGAATATAAAAAAGGTGGAAGAGTTAAAAAAGCAAAAGGTGGATTGATGAAAGGAATGCCAAGAATTGCAAAAAGAGGCTGGAAGTAATGGCTAAACTTTGTCCAAGAGGAAAAGCTGCTGCTAAAAGAAAATTTAAAGTATATCCAAGTGCATATGCAAATATGTATGCATCTGCAGTTTGTTCTGGCAAAGTAACTCCAGGTGGTAAAAATAAATCTCAACAAAGAAAAGAAAGATCAAATTACAAACAAGGTGGAGTTGCAAAAGGTTGCGGGGCGGTGTTAGAAAATAGAAGAAAAGTAACTAAAAAATATTAATATGGCAAACGGTCTTAGAAAATGGGTTCAAGAGAAATGGGTAGATATTGGATCTAAACGTAAAGATGGTTCTTTTGCTCCATGTGGAAGATCTAAAGGAGAAAAAAGAAAAGGCTATCCAAAGTGTGTACCACTTGCAAAAGCTAGAGCAATGTCAGAAGGTCAAAGACGATCTGCAGTAGCAAGAAAAAGAGCAGCTAGTAATACAGGACCTAAACCTAAAAATGTTCCAACATTTACAAGAAAAAAAATGGGTAATGGAGGATTAGCATAATGCCAAGTGAAGTTTATAAAAAATTTTATAAAGATTTAGATAAGGCTGCAAAAGAAGCAGAAGAAAAACAAAAAAAATTTAGAGAAGAAGAAAAAAAAGCAGAAGAAAATTATGCAAAAGTAAGACAAAAAGAAATGGACGATGATAAATATGCTAGATTATTTCCAGAAGATTCAACACGCGAATATAACCCAGTAGAGCATTATAAAGATGGTGGATTAGTAGGTAGAGGACAAGGTAGAACTATTAAAACTAAAAAAACTAAAATGTATTAATATGGGTGATATTGCATTAAGGGGACAAGGTCGCGCGATGTTTGCTAGAGGTTCAACACCAGCTTGGCAAAGAAAAGAAGGTAAATCTCAATCAGGTGGATTAAATAGAAAAGGTATTGCATCTTACAGAGCTGCTAACCCTGGATCTAAATTATCTATGGCGGTAACTACAAAGCCATCTAAATTAAAACCAGGTTCTAAAGCTGCTAAAAGAAGAAAATCATTTTGTGCTAGAATGTCTGGAATGAAGAAAAGATTAACATCTGCAAAAACTGCAAGAGATCCGAATTCAAGAATTAATAAGTCTCTACGTAAGTGGAACTGTTAATATAACCAACAGGAGAAAGAACATGGAAGATACAATAGATGTAGCAAGTAAATTACAGCGTTTTATGAGGGAACAATTGAAGAATTTAACTACAATTATTACTTCAGGAGGCGTTGACAATATGGAAGACTACAAGTATATCTTAGGCCAAATTCGTGTATACGAATTTTTATTACAGGAAATCTCTAACCTGCTTAACAAGAAGGAGCTAAATGCAGATGCAAAAGGAAACGTTATCAAACTCGACTGAAGTACCTAAAACGGTATTAGGTCTTGAAGAAAAATATAAAGAAGAAGATAAAAAAACTGTAAGAGCAGAAAATATTACTGACTCTTTAATTGACAGTTTACCACAACCGTCTGGTTGGAGGATTTTAGTATTACCATTTACACCTAAAGACAAAACTAAAGGTGGAATTATATTCTCACAAGAGTCTTTGGATAAATTAAGAATATCTACAAATTGTGGATATGTCTTAAAACTTGGTCCGTTGGCCTATAACGATAAGGAACGTTATCCAACAGGTCCTTGGTGCAAGGAAAAGGATTGGGTGATCTTTGCCAGATATGCTGGCTCAAGACTACCAATAGAAGGCGGTGAAGTCCGTCTTTTAAACGATGATGAAGTACTCGGAACGATTAAAAATCCGGAAGACGTATTGCATCATATATAATCATAGGAGGAAACTATGCCAGAAGATAAAAACAAAGATCCAA